CTTCCATTTGTTCTTTATAGAAATCTTGGTCTGGAGTCATTAAGCTATTAGTCCAAAACCCACAAGATAAACTGTAATAGTTGGTTATTTCTTTATTTACTTCAATTCTATAACATAGATCACCCCCTGATTTGGGGCAATCTATTATTTCATCATATTGTTTCATTATATCTTTTTTAAATTAGGTGTTGTTAGTTTAGGCATTTCACCTGTCATACTCGGCAAGTTAAGCTTTAATGTATTCTCAACTACAACATTTTTATCTAAAATGCCGCCTACTAAATCTTTCATTTTATCAAAACAAAATTCCGTTTTAATATAATGACCTTGTTTTTTAGCTGGTCCAACATATTTTTTATAATTTTCAAATACATTTTTAAATGCATCTTTAGCTTGTTTAGCATTAACTTGAAACCATTGATATTCAGCTTTTAACCATTGATTAGCTGCACTAGCATGTACAGGTTCTAATGAACCTCCTAATACAACTGATAATCCTGGTTCTACAAAATCCATAAGTCCAGACCAACCTGATACTATTAGTGGTTTTTTAGATAAACAAAATTCTTGTAATGGTCTACCATAACCTTCACCTTTAGTAAAACTAACCATAGCTTTTACTTTTGGGTGGTTATACAACTCATTCATCTGTGGGTCTGAAAGTGCACCATTTAATATGTAAACGTTAGGTAAATTATCTTTTGGATAATTCTTCTTTATCTGGTTGATTTTACTTAACATAGTTTCTCTACTCATGTAACTATTTCTACCAGTAGATACTTTTAATATTAAACCAGGTCTAGATTTTTTATTCTTAAATGTTTGGAAAAAATAATCTACCATTAACCCAACATTTTTTCTATCATGTCCCATATCTCCATTCATCCAATGTCCTACAAATAGGTAATTAAATGATTCTTTAACAGATGATAAATCAATCTTTACTTCTTCAGTTGGTAAGTATTTGTATAAGTTTAAATCAGCACCTTCAAATACAACCTCCATAGGTTTAGTATTCTGTAAAACATGACCTGTAGTTCTACCTTGTTGATCTTTTTGTTCAAATTTAGCTTCAGTAAATACTTTTTTACTATGTTTAGATGAAACCCAATTCATGTCCATTCTATTTAAACCCTCCATCCAAGTATGATCACATCCTGTGCTTTCAATACCAGCTGTACAGCCAATATTAAATTTACCTACAGGTGCGAATTCACTTGGGATTGTAATTTGCATCCAAATATCTGGTTTATTACTTTTGTTTACTCCAGGTACTACTAATTCTCTTAAGTAACCCCATTCTGGATGGTCTGTTGTAAAGTTAAATGGTGTGTTACCCCATTTTTGACTTAACAATTTAACATCATACTTATCTAGTTCGATAATTGATTTAACAATATCTCTTGATCTAGCCCCATAACCACTATATGTGTCAAAAGGGCAGCTTATATAAAAACTTGGTTTTTTCATTAATATATTATTTTATGATTTAACATTTTACCTTTGTGTTCAGTTGCATTTACAATTTCGAAATCTTCTCTTGGTTCCCAAACTTTAAATAATTCTGTAAACGCTTCTACTACTCTTTCAGCTTGTTTTTCAGCAGTAAATCCTGCTTCATCACTTAAAGCCCATTCTCTACCTTTTAATCCTCTAGCTTTACGTTCTTCTCTAGTTAAGGCATAAATTTCTTTAATCCTTTCAGTAGCATCTTCCCAAGCACACCTATCATCATAAATGTAAGGTGTTGGAGGTGAACCTTGTATTGATCTTGAAGTTGGGTATACTGGAAATGCCCATTCACCATGTTCTTTATAAGTACCTCTATGATTAGATGGAACTTCAGGTGATGGTTCAAACCATTTACCATTTTCATCTACAAACCTCATTTGGTCTTGCATACCACCTGTTGTATTAGCTATAATAGGTGTTCCTGCTAGCATCGATTCTGTAAGTGTTAATCCCCAACCTTCATTAGATGTAAGTAATATTTGAGCATCTGCTATATTATATAGATAATTTAAATGTTTTCTATCTACCTTAGCAGTTGAAAATACTATACATTCTGGGTATTTTTCATCAAATAATAATTCTTTAACTACATTTAAATCTGTTCCATGGTCTGTAACTAACTCAGTATGTAAAATTAATCTACATTTTTTAGCTTTTTCAATAGGTAAACCATCTAAGAAATTTCTAAATGCCATCATAGTATCTGGGATTTGTTTACGTCTAATATTTCTTGAATTGAAAAATAAACTATAATCAACTTCATCCCCTTTGAATATATCATTTCTAAAAACCATCATGTCTTTATAGTCATCATGTTCTCTAGTAACTGGGTAATAATCATTATGGTTTAAACCATGTGGAATGTATTTAAATACCCTTTTACTGTTATCACAATCAGCTAATACTAACTCATTAATGTTTTTTGTTTGTTTTGATATACCCATTAATAAATCACATGATTCATAAAATGCTTGATTATATCTTGGTGCTGGGTAATCATCCCAAATATTAATATATGCTATTGGGCATACTTTTCTAATTGAATCCTCCATGTTAAATACATGAGCAAAATATCTTGGGTCTGTAAATAACACTATAGCATCTGGCTTTTCAATATCCATTACTTGTCTTATTTGATCATCATTACCATAACCATTTACACAGTAAATTTTTACACTAGCATCATTTATTTCAATGGTTTTTCCTGATTCCGCTGATATATCTAATACTTTATCCTTATCTGGATGGTTAATTGCTCCTCCAATGTTCACCCAATTAAAGTGACCACAGGTATGAGTTATAATTTCTTTAGCGACAGTTGCTACACCTGAGTGTACTCGAATATCATCGCATATCATAACTAATTTTTTCCTCTTATTAGGAGGAAGGTATTTAAAACTTTTATTCATTTTCAATTTATTTTAGAGTTCGATATTTGTTTGATTGGTAATTTGCTTTCTAAACGTCTCATCTGTAAGATACAAAAAGAGGCTACGGTCGGCAAGTTTTTGGAATGAGAATTTTCGTCTAACACATTCTACTTTAAAATTTTCGAATAGTTGACCTTGTACTTTAACACTAGTTAGTGTCATTTTTTTTGTTTGTGACATAATTTTTATTTTTTAATAACGTTATATTTGTCTATACATATATGAATATTCTTTAAACTACGCAAAATCTAAACCGGCTCCACATAATTCCATATCTTCCTTGTATGGGCAAAAATTGCACGTCCATTTTGATGGTGTTTTGTGATATGGGACGTCTTTAATATCACCATTTGAATTAAAACATTTACTAATAAAATCACCTACAGCATTTCTTGCTCTACTTAAACTAGTTTTTCCATTTGGGGGTGTAAATTGTTGTACTCTATATGCTTGATAAGGTGATAATAAATTTTCATCATCGGCATCTAATACTTTTCTTTTTAATATAAAAAATTCAATTTCAATTTTATCTAATGGGATATTATATTGTTCTGAGAAGTATTGTTTATATAATAACAATTGATTATGTTTTTCTTTATCATTTTTAGCATAAGAATTCCATCCCTTAGTACTGGTCTTAATGTCGATTATCTTAAATGTATCTGTTGGTTCATGGTATGTGACAACATCTAGATACCCCATGTATAATACGTTGTTATACATTTTATTTGGCGTTACTACTATTGGTATTTCACAACCAACTAAATATGTGCCTTTTTTCTTAAAATACCCACTACGTTTTTTCTTAAACCACTCTAATATAGCAACTCCATCTTCAAAAAATTCCCTCATTTGAGTTGCATCTGAGAAGTGTTCATTTTTATTTGACTTATATTGACTTTGATATTCTGTTATGAAACTTTCTTGGAATTTTTCTTCCATGTTAATAGACCTATCAGCATAAGCTGCGCTATTTTCATACATTACATCTAAATAATGTTGTATAACTTCATGCATTGCTGTTCCAAACACAGTATGAATTGATGAAGTAAATCTCTTTAACTTATCTTTATACTGTAATTTCCAACGGTGAGGGCAACCCCTAAAAATAGACATTTGCGAATAAGAAATATTTTTCTGAAACGCAAAGTTTATCTTATCAGGTGGATTGTTTTGAATATCCTTGACAATACGTGGGATTTTTTTTGCCAAACTACTTTCTCCATTTATCACGACCTACTAAAAGACCTATTATACCATAATTAGCAATATCTAAAAATGTATCTTCCATACCCTCACCTTTAACAAAATTCTTACCATTAATTAATAAGTTTTTTAAACGTGATATTTTATCTGTTAAACGAATACATAAACCTGTTAGTGAGAATTTTTTATCATCCTTACTATTAAGAATATCTCCACCTAATGTTATGTTATTTAAACCATAATCCATATGTTTAGCAGCAAACATATTATACATTTCTTTTTGTATTTCTTTAAATTCTTTTGATAAGTGTGGGTATTCTTGTTCAAATATTTGAACTGCTGCTGTTGCACCGTTTTTTGAATTCATAATTTCTCTATCGCTCATATTTTCGTGGTATTTATCTACTATACTCCCCATTTATATAATATTTTTTGATTGTTTAAAGTATTTATCCAATGCAGCTAATCTATCATCAGCATCAACTAAATTAATAAGTGCTTCTTCTGCATTTTTATAGAAATCACCTGTTGAATGATCACCAATACCCACTCCTTTATTACCTAGTAAATCAATACTTAATAATGCTTTTGCTTTGTCAGCATGAGCAGATGTGTATAACATATTATATAGTTCTTTTGTCATTTTAATAAGGGTTTAATTTGTTTTTTTTCTAATCCTATACTCGTCAATATACGAACTATATCACTGCTCTCCAAAAGTTTCACATATTGTTTTGCTTCTGTTTGTGAACATTCCCAATATTTAGATAAATAAATTATCAATTCTTTATTGGGGCTCTTTATACTGGATTTAATGTATTTGTTCCATTTATTGTTTTTAGGGATGTATTCCCTGTATATAGAATAAATTTCTTGTTTGTATTGAGGCATTATTTGTTGTGCCTCATTAACTAGATCTAAATAATCTGGGTTCATAGACATAAATCTATGAATCATATAACTGTTCCATTGTTCCCAATCTTTATCAGAAAAGGAACTAGGATCAGCTTTAAGACTATTTATTTGCTTAAGCCAATCCCAGATATTTTTCATTATACTATTTCGTCTTTAAGTTCTTCTCTTAATTCCATTGGTAATCCTTCACCTAATATTTTATTAGTATTTGGATCATAGAAAATAGGAATAGGCATTATAGCATCATTGTCTGTTCCTGCTACGAATTTGGAAATCTTTCTTAAGATAACTCCTGATTTGAATATACTCCCGCCTTCAGCGTTTTTCATTCCTTCTGTTGATTTTAAATCAATGTTTGGTTGTTTTGGTGCTTCCATTTTTACTTATTATTTATTAAATTATTAATTAAACTCATTACGTTTATCTCTTTATCAATTCTAAAATTCGCTTTATATTGATGCTCATTAATTAGAAAAGCGGCTGTACCTGATTTACCAGGAAGATATTCGTCAGCCTTATCGTATAAAAATCTAAACAATTCCTCATAATCATCAACATTAGAGTCAGCAATTATTTGACGAATCGTATTAAATTTAGGTTTTGTTTTAGTTAGTTCATCTAAAATAGCAGACAAATAACTAGTACTAACAAGTAAAGAATCATCTAGCGTTAGCTTGTTCTTAATATTACTTGCTTGGATAGTGTTAAGCATTTTACGTAAGTCCGGATAGAACTTATTTACAATTTTACCAATGGCAGTTGGATCATAACTTATGCTTTCCTTATCACAAATACTAGCTATATGTACTGCAATTTCCCTTTTAGAAGGAGGTACTACTTTTATTGTTTGACATCTTGACTGTAAAGGATCGATTACTCGTTCGATATAATTACAAGTTAAAATGAACCTAGTTGTACGTGAAAACGTTTCAATAATATTACGAAGAGAAGCTTGCGCTTGTATTGTAAGGAAATCTGCTTCATCTAAAATAACCACTTTAAGGGGTTTGAATGAGGCTACGCTTGCAAAACCTGATACCTTATCTCTAATCGTCTCAATACCTCTTTCATCCGAGGCATTAATATAAAGATGATCACAATCAAGGTTTTGAACACAAAGTTTAGCAAGTGTTGTTTTTCCTGTACCAGCTGGACCATAGAATAAATAATTTTGTATATCATTGTTTTCTAGTTGTCTAGCAATTGATTTTTTTAATTTATCATTGCCAACATAACTGTCTAAAGTTATTGGTCTGTACTTCTCGTTTAGTAAACTATTAGTATTCTCCATATATTGAATAACGTTGTTCTTGTACTGGTTCAATTTCGTGTTCAGTTGTTGTTATAGCATATAACTCACTTTTTAAAGGAGCTAATTTATATTCACCTCTGAATCCGGTTTTAGTCATATACGCTTCTAACGTATCTGTCAATGTTTTGTGTACAGGACCATCAGGTTCATTGGCGACTAATCGCCATTTATCACCTGGTGGTACTCTACGAGCAATAAGGATATAATCCTCTATTACTTCGGTTTTGGGTTGAGTGTTTTGTTTCATGTCCGTAATATAATTAATTTATTGTGTATATCCTAACCATTATATGCCTGTTCTGGGTTTTGAGCCATATTTCCTAATGCTCCATTTCCTGCATCAGTTAAAATCCTCATCCTTTGCTCAACACTTCCTTTATCTTGAGTAATAGTACATTCAGTTAATAATACAGTTCCAGCAATTGACGCTGCATTTTCAAGTGCAAGTCTTGTTACTTTTGTTGGGTCAATTATACCATTAGATTTAAAATCGATAACCTCTCCATTATTAACATCAATACCATTCCACTTTTGCTCTGGGGATAATTCATATGTGCCTTTTGCAGCAGCATCTTTATCTTCCCAACCAGCATTAATTAATATTTGTTCAAATGGTTTAGTACATGCTCTTCTAACAATATCATGTCCCTTTATTGATGGGTCAAGAATCCTACTAGCATTTAATAAAGCAACTCCTCCACCTGGTAATATACCTTCTTCAATAG